TCGCTATGCGCGTAAGCGCAGGCGACCCCGGTGCTGATGATGTTAAGACTAGCGGCATTAAGATGCGCGGCACTGGTTGCGCCACTAAAGGCGTGATGGCCAGAGGCCCGATGGCATGAACTACGCGGCTCTGAGCGCGGCTATTCAGTCGTACACTGAGAACTATGAAACCGATTTCATAGCGAACATTCCTGTCTTCGTAGCACAGGCAGAGCAGCGCATTTACAACATGGTGCAGTTTCCATCACTGCGCAAAAACATGACGGGGACGGTTACCTCAACAACACCTTACCTTTCTGCACCCAACGATTATTTGGCCACGTATTCTTTGGCGGTTATTGACGCAAGTGGAAACTACGAGTACTTGCTGAACAAAGATGTGAACTTCATCCGGCAGGCGTATCCCAAGGCTTCTGACACGGGGCTTCCCAAGTACTACGCTTTGTTTGGGCCAACAGTATCCGGCAGCACAATTAGTACCGAACTATCGTTCATGCTGGGGCCAAAACCTGATGCCACCTACACCGTGGAACTTCATTTTTTCTACTACCCAGAATCCATTGTCACGGCCAGCACAACATGGCTTGGCGACAATTTTGACACGGTGCTGTTGTATGGCTCACTGGTTGAAGCCTACACGTTCATGAAGGGTGAGACCGACATGATGCAGTTGTACGACGGAAAGTACAAAGAAGCTGTTGCGTTGGCCAAACGTTTGGGTGATGGACTTGAGCGTCAGGACGCGTATCGTTCTGGCCAATACCGTCAAAAAGTAACTTGATATGTCCATCGCGCAAACCACCACAACATCATTCAGAGTTGAACTGCTCCAAGCAGTTCACAACTTTGGGCCAACGTCACCAAACACATTCAAAATCGCGCTGTACACAGCAGCAGCCTCGTTAGATGCCACCACAACTGTATATACAACCAGTAATGAAGTGACGGGTACAGGGTACACAGCAGGCGGCAACACTTTGGTTATTGGCACCAGCCCGACTTCAGGCAATAACACGGCCAGCATCCCTACGGCGTACATCAGTTTCAACAACTCAAGCTGGCCCAACGCCACATTCACGGCCCGGGCTGCGCTGATTTACAACGCCACACAAGGCAACAAAACCGTTGCGGTTCTGGATTTTGGCTCGGATAAAACCGTAAGCAACGACACGTTCCAAATTGTTTTCCCCACCGCCGATGCCAATAGTGCCATCGTGCGCATCTCATAAGGACTCACATGCTGGTCACAACTACCAAAGGCAACATGGATGATTCTCTTCTTGAGAAAAAAGAAGGTTTCGTAGACAATGACAATGAGTACACATCATGGGTTGAGTATTGGTTGGATGGAGAGCTTGTTCATCGCTCCGCACATGTGACGTTGAAGAAAATGCCTGCCTTTGCTGGCGGCGAAACCGCTTCTTTTTAAGGAAATATCATGGCAAATACCCAATCAATGTGCACCTCGTTCATGGGCGAGTTGTTGACAGCTACACACAACTTTGGCACTGCGCCTATCCGTGCGGCAACTACTGCTGATACGTTCAAAGCAGCCCTGTACTTGACCTCTGCAACCCTGAATGCCAGCACCACAGCGTACTCGGCTACAGGTGAAGTGACTGGTACAAACTACACCGCTGGCGGCGTGACGGTGACCAACGCAACGGCTCCTACGGCAACCAACAGTTCATCGACTGCTGGCGTGGCTTACTGGACTCCTTCAGCTTCGATCACATACACCACAGTGACTCTGAGCACTGCGTTTGATACCGTGTTGATCTACAACAGCACCCAGTCCAATAAGGCGGTGTCTGTTCACACATTCGGTTCGCAAACCATTACGGCTGGTACATTCACACTGACCATGCCATCGAACACTACTACAACCGCTTTGCTGCGCTTGTCTACCACCTAAAGGGTAGGTCATGGCCGGATGGGGCACTGGCGCTTGGGGCTACGGCACTTGGGGCAATGGCGAGACCATCCTTACAGGTGATGAGGCCACGGGCGCTGTTGGTACAGTTACGGCTGATAGAACAGTTGCTCTTACGGGTGTTGGTGGTACGGGTTCAGTCGGTACGGTAGTTAACTCAGCTTCGGTTGCACTGACCGGGGTTGCGGCCTCGGGTAATGTGGGATCGGTTGCTGTCGCAGAACGTCAGATTGCTCTGTCTGGTGTCGCGGCCTCTGGTAACGTTGGCACGGTTGTTGGCTCTGAAGTTGTACCGGACACTGGGGATGCCGCAGTCGGCAGCGTTGGCACGGTAGGTATCTCGGTATCGGTAGCTCTGACAGGTGTTGGTGGTGTTGGCGCTGTTGGCACGGTTGTCGCAGCAAAGTCTTTTGCACTGACTGGGGTTGGTAGTTCGGGCAGTGTTGGTTCTGTTGTACCGTCAAGCACGGTAGCTCTGACGGGTGTTTTGGCTTCTGGGTTGGTGGGCACCGTCAGCGCAGACAAGAACGTAGCGATAACGGGTGTTGCGGGATCGGGCGCAGTTGGTACGGTTGTTCAGTCCCGTGCTGTTGGTTTAACTGGCGTAAATGTACAGGGCGTAGCAGGCGGGGTTATTGTTCCGCTTCCGTCCAATCAAGCCAATGGAGCAGTAGGTTCAGTTACAGCAGATCGCAGCGTTGCATTGACGGGTGTTGGCGGGTTGGGCGCGGTTGGCACGATGAGTATTGCTGCACGGATTCTGGCGTTGACTGGGGTGTCTGCAACGGGGTCAACGGGCGATGTAACCGCGGTATATTGGAAACTGATAGATGACAGCCAGACAGCAAACTGGCAAAATATCGGTAATTTACAAACGCCTGCTTGGGGCACTGTTGAAACAGCGCAAACCCCCAACTGGGTAGAAATCGTAACTTAAGGACAATTATGTCAAGCACCTATTCCAGCCTCAAATTTGAGTTGATCGCCACGGGCGAGCAGTCCGGCACTTGGGGGGTAACAACAGACAACAATATTGGCACAGCCATTGAGCAAGCCATTGTAGGTATGGCTACTCTGACGGCTGCGGATTTTACGGCCAACGTAGCGACCCTGACGCTTACCAACACCAACGCAGCCCAGAACGCTCGGGCGCTGTGTTTAAACATTGCAGCAGGCGCGGTATCGGCAGCAGGAACAATCAACGTCCCAGCAATCCAGAAACCCTACATCATCATCAATGGCTCAAGTTACACGGTGACAGTCAAAGTCTCCGGCCTGACGGGTGTGGCTGTACCGACAGGCAAGCGCACAGTGGTGTACAACACCGGCACGGACGTTGAAGACCAAATCAGTTTCCTGTCGTCACTGACTTTGTTGACTGCGCTGCCTGCTGCCTCCGGGGGCACGGGGCAATCTTCGTATGCTGTTGGTGATTTGCTTTACGCTTCAACTACTACCGCCCTGTCCAAACTTGCTGATGTAGCAACGGGTAACGCTTTAATTTCTGGTGGTGTTGGTGTTGCTCCGTCATGGGGCAAAATTAACTTGACTACCCATGTAAGCGGTACATTGCCAACTACCAACGGCGGCACAGGGCTGACATCCTTCACCGCTAACGGTGTGGTCTACGCATCGTCTTCAAGTGCATTGGCTACTGGTTCTGCGCTGACGTTTGATGGGACAACCCTCACCTCGGGAGCAAGCGGAACCGCTACAAAGCTGGTTTTGCAAGGCGGCACTCAAACTTCCATGTCCATCAAGTCTTCCACAGGAACCAGTGGATTTTTGCTTGGTCGGGGTTTTGCATCAGATGACGCAAACACGTTCTTCTTGTACGATTCGGCAACAAACCAAAATCGTTTCTACATTGACTCTACACCAAGCATTTACCAATACGCAACAGCATTTGCTTGGAGTAATGCAGCAAACTCAACAGAGTATATGCGCCTAACCAGCACAGGTCTGGGTATTGGGACAAGTTCGCCTGCGGCAAAACTGCAAGTAACCTCAAGCACTGCTGGTGATGGAATACGCATTACCGGAAATAACTTTGCTGGCATGAACTATTACGGTTCATCCGTTAACACTTCGGGTGTTTTTACGGGTCTTGATTCTGGCGGTGGTTTTGTCACCAACGTCCGTGATTCTGGCTATTTGGCTTGGTCAACTACCAACACCGAACGGATGCGTATTGATTCCTCCGGTAACGTAGGTATTGGGACGAGTTCCCCTATCACGGCAGGTGCACGACTATCTATCAAAGCCGTAGGTGATTATGCCGCTGGTTTGGTAATTGGCTCTAACGCATCAGCAGCAAACTGGGCGCGTCTGGACTTTAAGAACACCAACGCTGCAAGTCCTGCAATTTTGTATCAAGACCAATCCGGTCAATTTACTATTCGCACAGATGCGGCATATCCAATTACGTTTGAGACAAATGCTACCGAACGGATGCGTATCGACTCCTCCGGTAACGTAGGTATTGGGACGAGTTCGCCTAGTACAAAACTTCATGTTTATGGGGCAGGAACAACTTCTAGCAGTTACACAAACGGTGATGCAACTGGCGCGACCCTATTCCTGCAAGACAGTGGCGGTTCTAGCGGTAACGGGGGGCAACTTCTTTTTGGAAGTGTCCAAGGTATTTTTGCGGGAATTAAAGGTTTCGTAACAGACGGAACTGGCCCTGCTGGTGATTTGTTGTTTCAAACCAGAGGTTCATCAGGTAACGTAAACGAACGGATGCGTATCAACTCCGTCGGCAACGTAGGTATTGGGACGATTTCGCCATCCCAAAAATTAACAGTAGTTGGTTCAATTGCATCTGCTTCTGCAACACAGTCCGTATTTTATTTATTAAATGCCGCACAAACAACTGGATTTCTTGTTGGCAGAAGTTTGGGTAGTTTAGATACGCAAGACTTCTTTATTTACGACGCCACTGCTGGGGCTTCACGATTGACTATTTCATCTGCTGGAGTTGTTGCCATGCCTGCCTACGGCGCTGGTGCTGCAACATTCTCGGCTGCTGGTGTTATTTCGTCAGTGTCCGATGAGACATGGAAAACCAAAGACGGTGTGCCTGTTGACCCAGATGCCATGCTCAAAAAGTTGGAGCCGGGGTATTGGTACTACAACAATGAGAAGAAAGAAACTTTTGGCGCAGATCGACAACTTGGTTTCTACGCTCAAAACGTCAATGCAGCCATTGGCCCTGAAGCCGCGCCAGAGCCTGAAGAGGGCAAGCCTTGGGGCTACTACGACCGTTCAGTTCTGGCTGTGGTTGTCATGTCGCTGCAAAAAGCATTGAACACTATTGAATCACTCACAACCCGCCTCACGGCACTGGAGCAAAAATGACTACTACCACTTGGATCATTGAATGGATGAACGCATCTACTACTGAAATCAACGGCTTCACTGAAGTTGTTCTGACTGCTGGCTGGCGCTGTAACGGCACAGACGGCACTTACAACGCAACGGTATACGGCTCTTCATCGTTCCCTCAACCGGAAACTGGTGGGGCATTTACACCCTACGCTCAACTGACTCAAGACCAAGTGCTTGGCTGGTGCTGGTCAAACGGCGTGGACAAAACGGCTACCGAAGCAAACGTTGATGGGCAGATTCAAAATCAGGTTGATCCTCCGGTCATTCAACCACCACTGCCTTGGGCTACAACATAACGGGAAACCCCCACCCGACCTTGGGGGCACTGGAGAACTTTAAATGAGTGAAGAACTGAACACACCTGTTAACTTAACTTTGCCTTTGGGCGCAGTCAATATGGTATTAGCGGCTTTGGCTAAAGCCCCGTATGAGCAAGTCGCCGATCTGGTGCAGTCCATTCGTGAGCAAGCCATTCCGCAAATACCAATGCCCGTAGTGGACAAGGCACTTGAAAAGAACGAATAACCCAGACCGTTACTCCGGGTAAAGGGGGTGCTGGCAGACCATCCTATTGGGTTAACGTCTGCCCCAAATTAAGGAGTTGATATGGACGACAAGGGAGCTTTGATAGAAAAAATCACGTTTGCTTTGTTGCCGTTGCTGTTTTCGTGCGTCGTTTATTTAATGTCTGCTTTGTCAAATTTAGCGCATGAAGTAACCATTCTGAACAGCAAAATCAGCCTTGTTGTTACGTCAGACAATAGGCAATCACCAAACTCAGGTGCTGAACTTGCTCGTGAAAAACTACGCCAAGATTTGGAAAAAGAAATCCAAAAAAACCGTGATGACATTGCAAACAATCGGCAAGACATTGCTCTCATTTACGAACGACTGAAAGGAAAATAATGCTGGGACTTGATGCAATACTAAATATCGGTGGCAAGCTCATCGACAAACTGATTCCCGATCCCGAAGCCAAAGCCAAGGCCCAACTTGATCTGGCGGTGCTGGCTCAAAACGGCGAACTGGCCGCAATGGCCAATGAAACCAAACTGGTTGAGATTGAGCAGACCAACACCAGCGACCGTTGGAAAGCCGACATGGCTTCTGATTCTTGGTTGTCAAAGAACGTTCGTCCTTTGACCTTGGTTTATATCTTGAGCGCATACCTTGCACTGGCAATTATGGACGGCACAGGTTTTCACATCAGCGAAGCGTATGTCACCTTGCTTGGTCAATGGGGCATGCTCGTAATGGGCGCTTACTTTGGCGGTAGGACCCTTGAAAAACTGGCCGATATACGGAACAAGAAATGAACTCCAATTTTCCCAAAGCCCTTGCTGCCGTCCTCGTTCACGAAGGCGGCTACGTCAACAACCCCAAAGACCCGGGCGGTGAGACAAATTTAGGCTGTACCAAAGCCGTCTGGGAAGAGCATTGCGGCCACCCCGTAGACACCAAAGCAATGAAAGCCCTAACGCCCAACGATGTTGGGCCGCTGTACAAAAACAAGTACTGGGACAAGGTAAAGGGTGACGATTTGCCTGCGGGTGTGGACTACGTGGTGTTTGACGCTGCGATTAACTCCGGTCCGGGCCGTGCAGCCAAGTGGCTGCAAGCTTGTGTTGGGGTAGAGCCTGACGGTGGTATTGGGCCTAAAACACTGGCTGCTGTGCGTGCCATGGACCCCAAACAATTGATTGACGACTATGGTCGCCGTCGCCTGTCATTCTTGACTGACTTGCCCACTTGGGGTACATTTGGCAGAGGCTGGGCACGACGTGTCGCGGAAGTCACCAGCGCCGCATTGACCATGACTACATGAGGTAGCCCGTGCCGTTACAAAAAATCCTGTTCAAACCCGGCGTAAATAGAGAGAACACTCGTTACACCAACGAAGGTGGATGGTATGAATCGGACAAAGTTCGCTTTCGCCAAGGCACGCCTGAGAAAATCGGCGGCTGGACACGGTTTACGGTTAGCACGTTTTTAGGAATCTGCCGTTCATTGTGGAACTGGATCACGCTTGCAGGGCAGAACCTGGTCGGCGTCGGCACAAGCCTCAAGTTCTACATCCTACAAGGCGGTGCGTACTACGACATCACGCCCATCCGGGCATCTTCTACGATCAACAACAACCCCTTTGTTGCCACGCTTGGCTCGTCCACTGTCACAGTGACAGACACAGCGCACGGCGGCATCACAGGGGACTTCGTTACGTTCAGCGGAGCCACAGGACTTGGGGGCAACATCACGGCCACCGTGTTAAACGCAGAGTATCAAATCACAGTATTAAGCGTTAACAGCTATACCATCACCGTATCTGTCACAGCTTCTGTTGCGGACGTGTCTGGCTCTCCCGGCGGCGGAGCAGCCGTCGTTGCCGCGTATCAGATCGCTACTGGCCCCGCTACAGTTACGCCTTTAGTGGGCTGGGGCGCAGGGGGTTGGGGGTTGGGTACATGGGGGGTTGGGATTGCTGTTACCAACGCTTTGCAGTTGTGGAACCAATACAACTTTGGCGAGAACCTTTTGTTTGGTCCTCGTGGCGCAGGGCTCTACTACTGGACTGCTACGCCCGGCGTGACATCACGCGGTGTCAATTTGACAACCCTTGGCGACGCGCAAACTCCGGTGGTGCAGAACTACATCCTTGTGTCGGACACGTCTCGCTTTGTGCTGGTTTTTGGCACGAACGATCCAAATGCTGTAAATCCCACCGCCTTGGACCCCATGTTCATCCGTTGGTCGGACCAAGAAAATCCATTTGTTTGGACCCCGGCCATCACCAACCAAGCAGGTAGTATCCGTTTGTCGCACGGCTCTCAGATCATCACCGCCATTCAGACCCGGCAGGAAATTGTGACGTTCACCGATCAAGCTGTGTACTCGCTCCAGTACCTTGGCCCACCCTATGTTTGGGGCACACAACTCTTGGGCGATAACATTTCTGTAATGGGGCCAAACACAGTAGCACTGGCTTCCGGAATTGTGTACTGGATGGGCGTGGACAAGTTCTACTTGTACGATGGCCGTGTGCAAACACTTTCTTGTGATCTGCTACGGTACGTGTTTACCGACATCAATCAAGGGCAAGCCGAGCAAATGTTTGTAGGCACCAACGAAGGCTTTAACGAAGTCTGGTGGTTCTACTGCTCGGCAAGTTCTACTACGGTGGACAAGTATGTGGTGTACAACTACCTCGAAAAGCTCTGGTACTACGGCACGTTGGCTCGCACTGCGTGGCTGGACTCCGGCTTGTTAACTTTCCCTATTGCCGCCACATACCTTAACAATATCGTTAACCAAGAAGACGGCGTGGACGACAACTCCACGGCTACGCCAGCAGCCATAGAGGCTTACATTTCTTCGTCTGAGTTTGACATTGGGGATGGCCACAACTTTGGCTACATCTGGCGCGTCCTACCTGACCTGACTTTTGCGGAATCTAATTTGGCCCCTGACGGAAGTCAAGCACAGGTGACGTTGACCCTGTACCCCATGACAAGCTCCGGTTCGGGCGCGGGCACAGCAGCGTCAGCAAGCATAACCAAGATTGCCGCGTACAACATCACCGAAGAGTTTACGGGCATTGTGTACACCCGTGTGCGCGGACGGCAGATGATTTTAAAAATGAGTTCCAACCAGATTGGTACAAATTGGCAAATGGGCGCTCCACGTATTGACATTCGACCCGACGGCAGACGTTGATGGCACAAGTAAATGTCACCCCACCCAACCTACCGCTGGCCCCGGAAGAATACAATCGTCAGTACATGGACAAGCTGGCAAACGTGTTTCGTTTGTTTTTCAACCAGATCAGCAACACGGGTCCTTTGGCGGCTTCAACACAGCGGAACGGAACCAACGTCATCTCGGGTTTGAGCTTCATTGAGCCCAGCACGGTAACGCCAAACACGTTCCAAGTCAGCTTGCCGACAGACGCAGAATACGCTAACCTACGGGTGGGTTCTGTCTATTACGACAGTGCCACCAAAGTATTAAAAATAAAGGTCTGATATGAGCCTTCACACACTTGCAAACAATATGGCATCAGGCGGGGCGGCGTCATCGGTGCCGGGGCACCTGCGTGAAATTGATATTCTTAATCAGTATTTTACCAAAGCCAATATTGCTCCAGAGCAAGGGCTGAAGCTCATTGATGCTGCGGTTAAAAGCGGGTCAAAATTTACCCGCCGTGGCAACACATTGATGGCGTACAAACCGATTGGACCGAACGCTGCCCAGATTTATTTCTTTTCGGTCGATGACCCACGGGCTTTTGCCCAAATAATGAGAAAACTATTTGCTGAGTTAGCGCAAGCAGGCATTCAAACAATTTATATGAACAAAGTTGACCCGACTATTGTTGCGGCCATGCGAAGTATCAATGTGCAAACACAGCAGTCTGATAAACCTGAATACAAGGTAATGGCCACAATATGAACGCCGAAGTAACTCAGCATGGCGCAGCAACAAACAAAATTGACCTGTTGCAAAAAGAGCTTTCCACGCAGCCACAGGTAGCGTGCCCTGTCAGCCACCATTTTGGGCCGGGTATTTACATTCGTGAAGTCGTTATGCCAGCAGGCATTGTTGTCATTGGAAAATATCACCTACATGACCACCTGTGCAATATGATTGAAGGGCGAATGCTTGTTGTAGGCGAAGATGGTGAGCGGAAAGAAGTCGTGGCCCCGTGCGTATTCATGGCCAAAAAGGGCCGCAAGACCGCGTACATCTTTGAAACTGTCCGTTTCCAAAACATTTATTCTACGGATGAAACTGACGTAGAAAAGATTGAACACATGATGGTGAGCGATTCACCTCTGTTAATTGAATAGGAATCACCATGTCTTTTATCGTTGTAGCAACTGAAGTTTTTGGTGCAGGGTTAGCAGCCGATATTGCCGCTGGGGCCATGATGGGCGGGTCCATAACAATTGGTAGCAACGTTCTTCGGGGCAAAAACCCATTTGACAATATTGGCCAAGGCCTGTTGCTGGGTGGCTTGACTGCGGGTATTTCCAGTGGTTTGGGCAACAGTTTAAGTGGGGCGGGGGTTAGTACCACTGCTGCGGAAGAAGCGGTTAAACAAGGTGCGCTTAAACCTGATTTGGCGGGGCCAAACATTAACTCGTTAGGCAACTCTGTTGAAGCTGGTGCAGTCCCTGCGCCCGCTTTGGCAGGGCCAAACATCAATTCGTTGGGCAACTCCGTTGAAACGTCTTACGCTAATGCAATGCCTACCTCTGGATTTGAAAGCGTGAGTGCAGCGCCAGTTACGGCAACGTCGATGCCGGTTAGCGACCAGCTTTATGGATTACCGGCTGAGCAATCCGCATCGGTTTTGCCGTCTGAGGCAGCAAATGCTGCACCTGCTTCACCGGCCGCACCTTCTGATGCAACAACCCCAGCGGATTTCAATCGAAACCATGTTTCTCCTGCGTCAGATTACAAAGGAACTTCGCCGTCTTCCGGGTTGCCTAGCCTAAAGCAAGCAGGGCAGTTTGCCAAAGATAACTGGAAAATGCTTACCGGAATAGCAGCGATTGGGCTGCTTAACCAACCAAAACCCACAGTTTCGGGAAGTGGACAAAAGCAAGGGTACATTCGCCCTGCCAGCTACGATCCGTATTCAGGCAAGTACACTTACTACGACCCAATTAAAACCCAAGACTACACCCACGCCCGAAATGGCGGTTTGATGGGTCTGGCCAACGGCGGAGCCGTAGCCTTTGCCGATGGTGGCACCTCCATGACTTCTCCTTACTTGAATGCTATCAACAACCCCGAAACAATTCCGTTGATGAGCGGCGAAACGCAAGCCGAAGGTCTGGCCCGTATGCAAGCACAGCAGCAAGAGCTTGACGAGCGCAATAAACGCCGCATGGAAGCCGCAGGTCAACAAGCTCCTGAAACAATTGAATACACACAAAGCCCCGCAGGCTTGAACGCAGCCAATCCCACTGTGCAGACTCAGGCGGATGTGGACTACTGGGAGCAACGCGGCGCAGGTATGGCGGGCTCTGGGTTTACCACGGGTAGTGGGGACGATAGCGGTAACGCGGAACGCCAAAATGCGTTTATTCAATCTTTGATGGCAAACAACCCTGCGGCTGTTGGCCCAACCAATGCTCAGATGATGGCCGCGCAGGACCAAGAGCGCGCAGAATTGGCCGCACGCCAAAAAGCCATGATTGACTTGTACGGCCCCGGGTCAAGTGTGAGCACAGGGCCTGATGGCGATGCGCAGGTTTTTAACAACACCACGGGCAAACTGACCAAGGTTGGTAACAGCGAACAGCAAGTCCAAGCGCTGGCCAATATGCCCAACGTACCCGCAGCAGGCGGCGAACCCATGTCCAACGCTCAAGGCATTCAAACATTGGTTAAACCGGACGTACCAAGACCAACTGCTCAGACGGATGGGCCCCCTATAACGACGTCTGGTATTGAACAACTGGTTCACGGTAACATCTACGATCCCAAAACAGGACATTACCGCAACCCAACAGCAGCAGAGATTGGCGCTAAAGGCATCAAAGAAGCTCGGGACAACATCAATACCGTTAGCGAAATGACGGCGTTGACAAAAGAGTACTTTAACAGCTACAAGCCCGGCGAGGTGTTGGACTTTGCTGGTGGTACGTTGACTAAAAATGCTGATGGTACGGCTACACACAGATATACAGACGCAAATGGTAAGGAACAGTCGTACACGTTTACCAAAGACACAGACATTGCTACCATTGCCAAAAGCGACCCTGCTATTGCTGTGGAATGGAAGAGCATGTTTGATTACAACGTTCCAACAGGTGGCACAAGCGTCACAACTACGCCACACGTATCCGGCCCTTCGGTTCCAACAGGTGGCACAAGCGGCACAACTACGCCACACGTATCCGGCCCTTCGGTTCCAACAGATGGCACAAGCGGAACAACTACGCCACACGTATCCGGCCCTTCGGTTCCAACAGATGGCACAAGCGGCACAACTACGCCACATCCAACCGGCCCTGTGTTAACCCCCGGTACAGGCAGCGCAGGATCAGTCACGCAAGTACCTACAGGTTTTACGCCCCCTACAGCCCCTACTACACGCGTGCCTACGTCGATTGAAGACTTCAATACTCGCTTCAATAAGCAAACAGGTGATAGCGCGGCGATGTATGACTACCTGATGGGCAATGGTCCCGAACCAAAGCAGACGCAAAACGCTGAAGTAATGAAACCCTATTGGGAAGCTATGGGCACCGTGCCTGTGGACAAAACACGTAGCGAATTCATGTACGACCCGACTACTAAGAAGTACATCAAAAACCCCGATTACGTTAAAAAAGTTTTTGATCCCGTCACCAAACGACTGATAGCCGCCCCAAGTTCTACTTCGGGTTCAGGTTCGGGTTCAGGTTCAGGTTCAAACGCCAACCAACCCCCACCTACAGAAACCGAACTGACGAACCACGACTCAAAACCTAAGCAAGACCCCGGACCCGGTGCAGAATGGGTGTGGATTCCAGCGACGAAAAGGTGGGTTGCAATTGGGTTCGACGATACCGGCGGGTCCAGCGCCGCAGCCCGCGGCGGTTTAATGGGTTACGCCGCAGGGGGGCTGGGTTCTTTAGGCGGTTACTCTGATGGTGGGCGTTTGCTGCGCGGCCCGGGCGATGGGGTGTCTGACTCGATCCCTGCGTCCATTGGTAACCGCCAGCCTGCACGCCTTGCCGATGGTGAGTTTGTTGTGCCCGCCCGCATTGTGTCGGAGTTGGGCAATGGCTCTACCGAAGCTGGCGCTCGCCGCCTGTACCAAATGATGGACCGTGTGCAGAATGCCCGCCGCAAATCCATTGGCAAAAACAAAGTGGCTACCAACAGCCGCGCTGATAAATACCTTCCCGCATAAGGAACCAACATGCCTACCCCAACTACAATACAAGAAACGCAATACGGCTTTGCGGACCAATTAGCCCCCTATGCAGAAACCCTGTTGGGGCAAGCTGCGGCGTTAACGGATACCTCGCAAAACCCCTACATGCAGTATCAGGGGACGCGCCAAGCGCAGTTCACCCCACTGCAACAGCAGGCCTTTAACAGCGCAGCACTCCAAGCCCCTGCGTACCAGAACCAAGCGGCAACAGGGCTGGCAGGATTGGCTGCGAACAAAGCATTGGGGATGCAATACAACCCATCAAACTTTACCGCAAGCCAAGTCAACGCCCCACGTTTGAACGACTTTGAAATGGGTTCTCCGGGCAATGTCAATGTGCCGCAGTTAAACGACTTTCAAATGGGTTCTCCGGGCAATATCAACGCCCCACGTTTGAACGACTTTCAAATGGGTTCTCCGGGCAATATCAACGCCCCACGTTTGAACGACTTTCAAATGCAAGGGCCAAAGGACGTCCGTGCAGGGCCGCTATCGCAGTACCAGATGCAGGGGCCAAAGGAAATCCGTGCAGGGCCGCTATCGCAGTACCAGATGCAGGGGCCAAAGGAAGTCAGTGCAGGGCCGCTATCGCAGTACCAGATGCAGGGGCCAAAAGATTTAACGGCCAATAATTTCACTGACGCAGGTGTTGCCAGCCAGTACATGAATCCGTACCAGCAACAGGTCAC